ACAGGAGAGGGACTCCACGGATAAATAATGGAGGATACTAATGAAACAAATCGATAAAGATTATTCAGCAGATAAAGATGCTATACGAACTGTGGTAGATACTTTTGATGAAAAAGAGTCAATGCTCATCTCAAAAGTAGAAGACTCACTATCATTTAAATCTAAAGTAACTGACTCTCGCCTCTCAACTATCATATGGGAGAGAGCTGGTAGAGTTATGGGTCAAATGCCTAGTGGAGTAGTTAAAGCTCTCACAATGAAGGACAAAGGCAAATCAATGTTAATGGATGTTATCTTACAGAGATATATCCAACCTAACGCTAATTCACAATTCACTCACCTTACCAAGTTAAGAATGTGGGATTTATACTCAATGGTCTATGGAGTTATGCCAATGATGTATGACTATCGTATTGATGATGAGTATGTCGGACCAGACTGCTGGCTAATACCTATTCGTAACTGGATTCCTCAAAGAGGTAAAGTGTCTATTCAAGACTCTGATTATAACCACGTTGAAAGTATGGTGTCGGTAAGATGGCTAGAAGACAAACTAGACTCTAAACTTGGTGACTGGAACAAATCAGTCTTAAAAGAAATTATCAAAAAAGCTAAAGACGGTACTACTTCTAAAAAAGAGTCACGAGATGAAAGCTATGTCGAACAAGACCGTGACCAAGACCCTAAAACTCAAACAGGTAAAGCTGCTCAAGTTAAAATAGTAACTCGCTACGAAGCTGGTAAAGATGGTAAGTGGATAACATTCTGTCCTGACTACGATAATAAAGTTATTCGTGATATACCTAATCCACATAAGAACGGTAAAATACCTATCGTATTAAAATACTGCTTCCCTCTAGTTGATTCTATTTATGGACTAGGTGACTTTGAAAGAGGTAAAACCCTTCAATATGCTATGGACTCACTGATAAACCTCTATTTAGATGGTGTGAAGATGAGTATATTCCCTCCAACTATTATGAACCCCAACGGAATCGTGCCTTCAAGTGTACGCTACAGCCCAGGTGCTAGATGGCTAGAAAATATGCCTAACTCAATTCGACCTTACAATACTTCTCCACAGGGTCTCTCTACCTTCCAATCTACTTATTCGTTCTTAATAGGTTCTATGCTTAATCAAAATGGAACTACCGATACTGCTGCTAATTCAGAATCGACCTCGGACCCAGGCTTTGGCAAGACTCCACAAGCTCTACAGATGCTCCAAGCTCGTGAGAACACCAGAGACAACTGGGATAGGTTTATGATGGAACAAGCAGTAGAGGAGCTGTATGATGGATTCGTCAATCTAACAGCTAAAAAACAACCTAAACCAATCAAGCTAGACTTGTTTGGTGCAGAAGTAGAACAAATAGCCCAACTATATCCAGATGTAGCCGAGATACTTAAAGTATCTGAATCAGGTGAATATGGACAACTTACAATTAAGCCAGATGCTCTAGGTAAAGATTGCAACTATCGTTATTACATAGATGCTAACTCAACTAGTAGAAAAGATGATGCCCAACAATCAGAAGCTCTTACAGCACTACTCGTGGCAGTATCTAAAATACCTGGTCTTAATCAAGAGTTGGCTAAAAATGGAACCAAGTATGATATTGGTGAGCATATGAAGCGTATCTTTGCTACATCAGGTGTAGAAGGCTATGATAAAATACTTACTCAAATGAGTCCTGAAGAGATGATGGAGGCACAAATGCAAGCTCAAGGTAACCCAGCTGCACCAGAACAAATGATAGGTGGGCAAGGCGGAGATGTAACTGCTCCATCAATAGCTGAACCACAGTCTCCTGAACAGATGAGTATGGCAGCTCCAATGGGAGTAGACCCAGACACTATACCAGCTCAAGCTAGACCAGAGGTAGGTCAGATGGCTTATATCCCACAGAAGTTAGGAATCAATCCAGAAATACAAATAGAAGACCCCGAAATAGCCCAAATAGCCCAAGATTTATTTAGTTAAAGGAGGAGAGTATGAGTTCAGACATAATAGTAGAAGGACTTGAGTTCAGTATCACGCAACAGACTGAAGTAGATAAACAAGAAGAAACCAAAGACAAACAAATAGCTAATCTAGTTAATCATCCTGGCTGGCTAGAGATAGTTAAAGTGATGCAAGAAAAAGTTGAGTTCTATAAAAAGATGTCTGGTGTAGATACCTCTAAAATGAACCTAGAAGAAATAGGTCAGAAGTTTATTGTTTCTAATCTTGTCGCTGATGAATTACAAGGTATTCTAAACTTGGTAACTCAAACAGCTAACGAGATTAATAAACGTGAAAAAAAATGATGACAAGATAGAGTTTTCTATCTCCCAAGAGGAGTTAGATAAGAAGTGGGCTGAAGCCAAAGCTAGTATGCAAGGTCACTCTTGGATACAGCAAGGTACAGAGATTAAATGCGACAGTTGTCCGTTCCCACACTCATTTTATATAGAGCCTGGAAACATCTTAAAAGGTATTGACGAAGACGGTAATCCTATTATAGAAGCTGTCTTGACACAGTAGTAACATATGCGTTATAACTAAATCAGAAATATTATTTCAGGGCGTAGCCAAGAGCCTGACATAAGTCAAACGTGGGCAGTCATTTAATATAGGGAGTATGTGATGGAAGAACCAACACAAGAAGTAGAAGAAACTACTTCGGCTACCCCAAGTCAAGAGCAAACAGAATCTGAAGAAGTTACAACTGAAGAATCTGCAACTGCAAGTGACGAGGTAGCTGTAGAAACAGAAGAAGTAAAGTCCGAGGAGGAACCAGTAAAGAAGCGTTCAAACCGTCTAGAACGTAGATTTGCTAAAATGTCACAAAAACATAGAGAACAAGAGGAAGAAATACGAAGATTAAGTGCAATGCAGCAACCAATCGTAGATACACCTCAAGTTCCACTTGACCAGGAAATCACTTTAGACCAGTACGGTCAAGATGTCGCAAGACAAGCAAAAGCTGCTGCCAGTGCTGAAATACAGCAAATAAGGTATGAACAAGCACTCAAAGAACGTGCAGACAACTTTGAAAGAGATGTAGATTATATTGAACGAAAGTATGATATTCTGAACGAAGATAGTCCAAACCACGACAGTAAGATTAGTTCTAAAGTCGCTAGTATGTACGAAAAGTTAAGTAAGAATAATCCAGATGTTCGTTTAAAAGATATAGTCGAAGATGTTATGGATATAGTTGAACGTCAATCTGCTCACTCAAGTGCTGAAACCTCTGCCTCTGTCGCAAAAGCTGCTGCCGAAACATCAATTAAACCTGATGCTACGAGTGGTAAAGAACCCAAGAAGGACTTTGAAGAACTCTCATTAAGAGAAATGGAAGAACAACTAGGTTTCAACAACTAGCATCTAGAAAACGGAGAAATTAAATGGCTGCTCAGACAACCACTCTGCTTTCTGCTGAAGTTTCAACTTATTACGAAAGAGTATTTTTAGCTCGTGCTATGAAACGTCTAATCCACGAAGAAGGTGGACAACGTAAAAGCCAACCAGTAGGTGAAGGTAAAGTAGTAAACTTTACTCGCTACACCCCACTTGCTGTTGCTACTGCTGCTCTATCTGAAGGTACAAACCCAACAGAAACAGATTTAACTGCTTCTACCGTATCTGCTACACTTGCAGAACGTGGTAGCCAAGCAAAAATTGCTCGATTCTTGAGTACAACCTCAATCGACAAAAACAACAAAGAAAAAATAGAAGTATTCGGTCAAAATATGGGTGAATCACTAGACACACTATGTCGTGATGAACTTGTAACTGGCTCAACTGCTCAGCTAGCTGGTGGTAACTCACTTATCTCTGCTGTAGCTGCTTCTAACACAATGAGTGTATCTGAAATCAAGAAAGCTGTGCGTACCCTAGAAGGTAACTCTGCTATGCGATATGATGACGGATTCTTCATTGGTAAGATTCAACCTTACACTTGGTACGACCTAGTTGGTGATACAACTTGGGTTAACGCTAAAACTTATAGTGATGTAAAAGACCTCTATAAGGGTGAAGTTGGAGAACTGTTTGGAGTAAGATTCTTACTTACAAACAATGGTCACACTACTGCCTCTACTGTAACTGTGTACTCTAACTTGATACACGGTAAAGAGTCATTCGGTGTACTAGACCTAGCAACTGATAGTCCAAAACTGTACATTAAGACACCTGGTTCGCAAGACACTAGCAACCCTGCTGATAGATATTCAACTATCGCTTGGGCTGGTTCTTACGTATGTAAAGTGCTTAACAGTAATTGGATTATAAATGTGAAAACAGGAGCAACAGCTTAACATAGCGTTTGACTTCTGATATACACATATCATATAATACTCCTAGAGATAACATCAAAGGGAGTATTATATTTTATGAAGAAAAAATGTATAAATTGTGGGTCACATTATGCCATAAAGACCAAGTGGTCAAAGAATAGAAGAAAGAACTCAAAGTTTTGTAGCGTAGAATGTTATAGAAATGGTATCACAACCAGTATGAGACAGGCTATGGCTGAAAATGCTAGACGTAATATAGCTAAAGAAACACCAGAACAGCGTAAAAGTAGGATGGCTAAGACAATAGAATCTCGTAACAAGAATGGTATATGGGTATCGCCTGGTCTTGGCAAAACTAAAGATAAGAACTATGCCTGGAAGGGCGATAAAGCTAACTACAACTCTAAACACAGGTGGATACAGAAACATTGGACTAAAACAGGTACCTGCGTTAAGTGCAAAATTACACCAGAACCATTCGGTAATCGTAAATATGGTACAGAGTGGGCTAATATTAGTGGCGATTATAACAGGGAAGATAGAACAGACTGGCTAGAGCTATGTGTAGGTTGTCATAGAAAATTAGATGCTTAATTGGTATATGGTATAATTTGTCTATGGACAGACAGCACGACATTAGTATGATAGAAAAAGAACTGCGTAGACCAGGGCTAAGTGCTTTCCAACGCAAGCAATTATTAAGAGCAAAAGACAATATATTAAACGAAACTAAAAAAATAAAATCTATGAGAGAAGCACTGGTCAAGGCACATAGGGAAGGGAATACTGATGAAATCAACGACATCAGAGAGTTCACAGAGCACCACAGAGAGTACCGTAGCTCCTTTTAGGGTCGCTCAAGAGCCAGAAACAGTACAACAAGCCCCAGAGGCTCAAAAAGATAAAACAAGCACTCAGCTTGGAACTGCAGAAGGACTATATGTAGGATATGAAATAGATAATGGTGTACCCTATATAGTCGATTATATGGACATAAGAGATACTTATAAGCAAGACCCAGAAGCCTATTCAGAGATTAGAACTATTAGCGAATACCTTAACAATCTGGTTACAACTGGGCAACTAGACAATTCCACTAGTGCAGTTAGAGAAAAGCTCAAGCAATTAGAAAAATTATCTGGTGTAGACAAAACAGAACGTGTTACTATGAAACTAACTAGATTAGCTGAATACGCTAATTTTGAGAACAAGATAAATGAAGCTAAACATAATTCAAGCAAGTGGAGTAGATAATGGCAGTACCAGATAGGCAACAAAGCCCCAGAGGCTCAAAAAGAGAACAGGCAGTTCAGAACTGGTCTTTTGATGAAGTATACAAAGTTTTATCTACGGTTAGTCTAGGAGAATACGCAGGAGCATTATATCGTTTACAAGTAGATGCTAGTGGTAATCTAAAAACCACAGCAAGTGTGGACACTACAGGGCTTGCTACAGAAGCCAAACAAGATACTATTATTGGTCACGTTGATGGGCTAGAAACAGCAGTAGCTTCTACTAATACCAAACTGGACACAGCCAACTCTACTCTAGGTACTATAGATGCAGATACAGGCAGTCTAGCCAGTACCGTGGTAGGAGGACAGCTTCAGGTAGATTTAGCAGCGGTATCAACAACTTTATATGTAGAGCAACCTACTGGCTCTGCACTCCAAACTACAGAAGCCAATAGTGCAGCCATTAAGACAGCAGTAGAAACTATCGATAACGCTATATCTGGTAGTGAAATGCAGGTAGATGTAGTCGGAGCCTTACCAGCAGGTACGAACGCTATAGGTAAACTCGCAGCTAACTCTGGTGTAGATATTGGTGATGTAGATGTAACAAGTGCAGTATCTTCATCTTTTGCAACAGGCTCAAACCTCGACATAGACACATCAGCAGAACAATTAGTCGCTTCATCAGTTGCCTGTAAGTTTGGCGTAACAGTAAAAGCAGCAGCTACTAATACAGGCACAGTTTATATAGGTGCTTCTAGTTCGGTAACAGCAGGCACAACAGGCTCGACAGATGGCTTTCCACTCGAGCCTGGAGAATCAGTAACAGTTCCTGTGAATAATGTTAATCTACTTTATGGTATAGCTTCAGTTGCTAATCAAAAAGTATTCTTGCTGGGGGTATGATGAGTAGTTGGCACACAACAGTCAAACCACAGTCTTATGATGTTTTTATCTATAAGAGTACAGGTGCACAATCTGGTAACCGATTCAATTCGTGGTCAGATTTAATGACTGCTATTACCAAGCAAGAGGGTGCTAAAACTATCGTATTCGAGCAAGACGAAACCATACCAGCAGGTAGTTGGAATCTTGATTATGTGACACTTAAAGGTAATGGGCTGGAATATAACGCTGGTGGGTATACTATTACTTTTGGCGATAACACTACTATCTCAAGTTGGCTCAACCCTAGCTTTAATTCATTGCTACTAAAGTCTACTTCAACCACAGGACATATCTGTACATTTACATCAGCCTATGGCTCTCTATCCTGCTCTAATGTATCTAATGTACAATCATCTGCTACCTATGAGTTCTTCGCTTCAAGCTACGCTGGTCAAAACATTATTGCATTAACCGATTCAGCGAGATGGTCACTTGTAGGGGGTTCTACAAAGGCTTTATTTAAGTTTACTGGTTCAGCTTTTGGGCAGCAGGTAATTCTATCAAGAGGTGATGGTGCAGTAG